AATGTTAATACTGTTTATGTCAGTATTATTCCCTGCGGTTGAGTCATATTCACTAATTTTTGTCTTTGCCATTTTTTACCCTTGTCTTGACCAATCGTTGTTATTTGTAGTAACTTCTGTCCATGTTTCAGAACCTTTATTTGTATCTGTCCATGTTTCTGTTCCTGCTGACTGTACATTCCATTCATCACCTAATATTGTACCTTTAGCACTTACATTACCATACCCAAATATATTAGATATGCCTAATGCGTTTAATCCACCTAGTACTTTTATTATTCCAGTACCTAAAATATTAATTAATCCACTAATAATAAATTTACTTACTGTAAATACAACACTAGATGTAATAGATTTTAAAATAGTTTTTAATACTAACCTTACTCTTGATACTGTTACTGTAACTGAACGAGTAATTGTTCTTACTAATGCTTTATTTTGAATAAAAGTAATTGTTGCTGCAATACTTCTTGTTATTGTTTTATTTACCTGTTTAATTAATGATGTTGTAGCAGTTACACTACTTATAATTAATTGAACTACTATTTTTGCTTTAGCAAATACAGGTGAACCTGTAACAGCAACTGTAATTGTTACAAATTTAGCTTTTAGAACAGTAAATACAAGACTTGCTGTAATTGCTTGTGTAATTGTTTTATTTAATTGAATTATTTTAGCAATGGTAGCAGTTACTGACTGGCTAATTGTTTTTTGCACTTGATTTGTTCTTGTAATTGTTGCACTAACAGCATTTGTAATAGTCTTTAAAAATACAAGACCTTTAGTAAATACAATACTTGCTGTAATTGCTTGTGTAATTGTTTTATACAATGATGCAGCTTTAGTAAATGCTATAGTTCCTATAACACTCTGTGTAATAGTTCTTAAGAAACTAGCTAACTTACTTACACTTGGTGTTGCTGTGCTAGATATTGTTTTTGGAGCATTTATTTGTTTTTGATAATTAATTGTAGTTGTAGAAGCATAAGTTACGTTTTGGTTGTATGTAGTTCCAGAAGGTGTCCAAAATATAATAATAGCACCTTGTGTGCCAGAGCCTCCTGTTTGAGGAGCACCAGCAAGATTAATACTAGCTCCACCTCCACCACCACCAAATTGTCCAGCCACTCCTCCAGTACTTGAACCAGAACCACCTCCACCACCTCCACCACCACCTATAAGTGACTGTATATCTATACCATTACCACCAGTTGCTCCATTGCCACTACCTGCACCACCACCTCCACCTCCACCAAGCGTTCCATTACTACTAGAAGCTCCTCCTCCTGTACCTAGAGAATTATTACCTCCAGTTCCACCTGTACCACTAGAAGCATTTCCACCAGCAGTTCCTCCACCATTACCACCTCCACCACCACCAGCAGAATTATTATTAGTAGAAGCAGAGAATCCAATACCACCATTTGCACCAGTACCATTAACCCCAGCAGCTCCACCACCACCACCACCACCTACAGCTAAAGTAGTAGTAGTATTTGAACCAATACCCCCTGTACCACCAGTAGATGTACCTGTTCCACCTGTTCCACCAGTTGATGTTAAACCAGCAGCAGAAATACCACCTGTTCCTCCTGTAGCTGTATTAGTAGTATTCCAAGTAGTTGTGCCACCTGTTCCACCAGTTGATGTTCCACCTGCTGAAGCACCAGCAGAACCTGTTCCTGCTGCACCAATAGCATAAGTTACAGAACCACTATATGTTTGATTAGTCAGTATGCGATAACCAGAACCACCTCCACCACCACCACCTGCTCTATTAGATGTTGTAGTTGCAATAGTACTTCCAGCTCCACCACCACCACCACCAAATAAATATATATTGTTGCTAGCATTATTCCAATTAGATGGAACAGTCCAAGATGTACCAGATAATAATAAATTACCTGCCACTGTATTTGTGCCTATAGTCCAATTGCCTGTGCCAGATGTTAAAGCGAATACTAAACCATTAGTAACTGTGCCTATACCAGATGCTGATAAATTTACTAATGCTACATTCGTGTAATTTGTTGTAAATGTATTTGTAACTGCTAATGTTGCAAACGTATTATTAGCACCAAATGTACTTGATTGTAATGTTAATAAATTACCAGATGAACCACCTGCTGCCCAAGTTGTAACTGTTGTAGTTATTGCTGCTGGAAGCGTAATAGAATAAGCAACAGTTTTAGCACTTGATATTTGGGTAAAAGTATTTGCACCAGTGAATGTGTAATCAGCAATACCTGTTGTAAATCCAGTTGCACCTATAGATAAATTGTTATAAGTTTTACCACCACCACTAAATGTTTTGACAGATGTATTTGTGCTAGTTAATGCTATGGTTGATGTATTAGCATTTAAAGTGAGTCCTGTAGTATTACTAGTATTCCAAACAGTTGAAGAATCACCTAGAGTCCAAGTTCCACTTCCCATAGTAAGTGTTCTTGTATTAATATTTGAACTTGACACAGAACCTATTGTTACATTTTGATTATTTGCATCAAATGTTCCATTAGTAAGTGCAAGTGCTCTACTGCTTCCAGATGTTAATGCGTCTACTAATTGCCATGTTCCACCTACACCATTAAATGTATGGCTTGTATCCCATGTTTTAGTATTAGATGTAATTGTTTTAGTGCCAGAAGTAGCAGCCCATGTTTGCGTGCTACCAGTGACTAATGTCATACCAGTAGATAAAGTAACACTACCATAAATAGTTCTATTAGCACCAGCAAGTGTTCCACTAAATCCTGTAAAGTCAAGATTTCTTACTACAGTAGATATAGCAACTGTACATCCAGAAGTTCCAGCAGTTACGCTAAATGACAAAGCATTAGCTTCTGTTGCAGTTGTAAAAAGAACTGTTCTAGTACCTGTTGTTGCAGCACCAGTTAATTCTACAAGTGGTGTTCCTGTTATAGAATAGCCAGAACCACCAGTGCATATTGTTCCATTTGCAGTAGATGCAAGTTGAATTTTATTAGTGCCAAACGCAAGAGTTCCTGTGAACCCACTTAAAGCTAATGTAGATGCTTGAGCAGTGATACCAATAGTAATTGTATTAGCACCAGAGTTAGCATCAAAGATTACATCATCAGAAGTTGTTGGAACTGCTTGACCACCTGTACCACCAGATGTTAAAGCCCATTTAGAACCAGCAGTATTATCCCATGTGGCTGCTCCACCTACCCAATATCTATTTGCCATGTTTAAACCACACTATCTGCAGACGTGACAATATCCTGTGTAATTAATTCTGACCCATTCCAAATAGTATTAGGTGGTAATTCACCTAAATAACAACCTTCTGGAGCTTGGTCTGTAATTTCAGCTACGATAATGTTTATAGGTTTATCAGTAGCTGCGTCATAAACGACACACGCAGCCATATATTAAGCGAATGATGCTTTAATAGTAAACTGAATTGAATCACCAGATGCTAATACAACACCAGTAAAATCTGATTTAATAAATAAGTTACCAGATGTTGAAGCATCAAATAGACCAGCGTTAGTGACTGTTAATGCACCACCTGCTGTGATTGTACCTACTACTTGGTATGTATCATTTGTAGTTGATGTTGTTTGTTGTGTAGATGTACCTGCTGTGCGAGTACCTGTTTCTGTAAAAAGAGTAGTGTCAGCAGCAGCAGTTGTTCCTGCACCTGTACCAGCAGCAACGTATGATGGCTCTGTACCAGACCCTTTAATACGATTTGAGATAATTGCACGACCAGTATTAACTAATAGTGTAGCCATTTTTTAACCTTCCATAAAAATAATTTGAATATGTTTCTGTTCCAATAATCAATAGTGCCAAGTTCTTGCCTAGTACCATCAGCCTTAATAATTACTGCTTGTATTTCAATTTCCTTAGCTTGATTCTTTACTAAACCTTGCATAATTAAGCCAATGTCAATGTAAGATTTCCAGTAGCAATTTTAAAATTATCGCCAGTAGAAATTGTTTTAGAGGTTGTTAATGGTGCATGATATAGTAAATTGCCAGATGTTAATGCGTCATAAATGCCAAAGTGAGTTACAGTTCCCCATGTTAATGTGCAAGTTGGAAATGTTAAATCAGCAGTATTAGAAGATACACCATTGGATGGTGAGCCAAACGTAATGGATTGTCTTGCATAAGAACCACCACTAACTTCTGTACCAGTTCCTGCATCTGTTGGGTCTGATGTAAATAATGCTGCATATACAGTAGATGGTGATGTATATGAAGTTGCTCTAACTGTTGCATTTATAAGTGCATTTTCTAAATAATTAGATATTTGTGTCATAATTTACCTTGTAGCCAATGAAATTACCATTGGTGCAGATGGATTTTCACCAGCACTGTCTGATACTGTTAATGAATTAAGACCTCTATCGTATAATGTTGCCCATGTTTGTACTCTTGCATCATTCATCAAATATGGTTCTGCTTCACCTAAAGCTGCATACAATAATAAGTCTGGTGAATTAGCCAAGAATACATTAGATGTAACTGTTGAACTTAAATAGGATGGTGCTGCGTAGTAAACCATTTTAAGCGTGTATGCAGAGTCTGGAATAGGTGCAAATTGAAACTCTGAACCCATGACAGTATAGAATTTAGGAGCACCACTATCGGCTGTATATGCCTTTGTATTTCTGTAAAAATTACTTGGATTTTGATACACAAGTGTTTGTATTGGGCTTGACTCTATATGTAAATCACGCATTTCTAGGAAGTCGCTAGGCAATGCTACTGTAGGGTCACCTGCTGCTGTTGGTGTTGTTACTACCTTGAGCATAGGTCTAATACGCAAGTCACGTCTTAATCTGTTTTCAGCTAATTGAATAAACAATGGGATTTGTGATGTCAAATCTGTACGAGCCAAGTAGTCGGCTATGGTAGACTGTAGGTCTGTATAGTTTGTTATTGCCATTATATTCTGCCTGTCCTTGTTCTAAATGCTCTGTTATCTGGGTTATTTAACCATGCTTTGAATCGTGGCATATCTAATACAGTAAAGCCACGAGTGATACCTTGTTTCTCTAATTCTTGAAATACGACTAAAGGAATTGACGCAATTTTATTACCAAACGCATCATCACTCCATCTTTGTTTTTCATCTGATTGAGCATATTCTGCTTTGTTAGCATCTACAATAGATGTTACATTTTGTGAATGTGCAATAATTAAATCATCACCATCATCATGGAAAGATGTTTGTGAGATACCGTTATTAATTACTTTATCTGTCATGTTTGTCCTTTTCTGTTTATAACTCTCATAAAAAGCTATAAAAAGAAAGCCCTATTGCTAGGGCTAACTCACACTGATTAAGTTAAATCAGAGATAATGCCATGTGCTGCTTCGTTCTTAACTTCTAGTGTGTATTCTACTAAAAGTTGAGTTAAATCAGCGTCACCAACTTGAGCAAGCTCATTAGTTTGGAATGGGCGTAAGTAAGCTACTGCAGCCATTTCTGTATCTAATAAGAAAGCTGTGTCATCAGAGTCACTGTTAGGAATGAAACGGTCTGGAACGATTTGGATGATACCAAAGTCAGAAACGTATACATCCGCAGCGTTGATGATTTGAGCTTGTTGGTTAGCAGGTACATCTCTGTAACGAGTTGCAATACCAGAGAATGTAGAAGCAACAACTTTTTGAGCTGGTGTTACTAATAACATTGTTGGTGAACCACCGTTTGTAAACGCTGATTGTGCAACTGTGTTAAGAAGTGTAGCTGTAAAAGCACGGTCAGTACCAGTTGTTCTTGCTGTAGTGCCGTTAGCACCTGCTGAACCACCAGAACCGTTTGATGTGTTAGAAGCTAACCATGCTTGTAAACCACCAAGATTACGAGCTGTTGTAGCATTACCATTAGCTGCTGTTTGGTTAGATAACAAGATTGCTTCCATGTCACGTTTAATTTCACTAGATGCTTTAGCTAATTGGTAAGCCTTTTCAGATTTACGACCAGCTTTGTTTACTGCATCAAGAGTACCAGAAATTTTGATAGTCTTTTGTGAGATTTGTGTACGG